CAACCAGGCGAAGACATTGAGACGGATGGACGCGGACAGTTTGAGCCGGGAGCAGTGGGAATTGGTGGACGCGGCCGGGCTGCTGGAAGAGATTGATCTTGAATTGGGGCGGGTTGGAGAAGCCTGGCGAGTGGCGGAAGAGGCGATTGGGAAGGCTGAGGGGGTGAGTTTACGCGGGGCGAAGAGCGGGCATTACCTGGGAAACGGGATGGTTTACGAAAAAGCCGGCGGCAAGTTTTATGAGGTAGCGAGGAACGGAAGCCGGGGGAGTGAGATCAGCACGAAGGAGATAAGAGCGCGCGGGGCCGAGGTGCTGGTTCCGATGGGTGAGGCGTATAAACTGCAGGTGGAGTACGAACGGCTGCTGGCGCAACGGGGTGAGGTAGAAGAGATTGGGTTGCAGATCGGTGAGAAGGTAAAAGAGGAAGGGAAGCCGGGCGGAGAAGATGGAAGGGTGTTGTACCAATTGGCGGCGGATGGTGACGCGGCGGTAGCTGGGGCGGAAAATGATCTTCAGCAATTGAGGAAGTACAAGCGAGTTTGGGACCGAATCGGTGTGGAAAGCCCAGGGTTCAAGGAGTGGTTTGGGGACTGGGAAGCTACAAAGAACGCGGTTATTTATGAAAGTATTATGCCAAAAGAGTATTCATCGAGTGAATTATTTCCGAACACAGATTTTGAAGCGTTGAAAAATTATACAAAAGAAACCTACCGATCGTTAACACAACATACAGCTGTGAATATGAACGACGGCGTCACTATCAGTTTCCCAAATAGTGCATTAGGAAAAACCATATTTGGAGCTGACAAGAACAGTTATAAGTGGAGGATCATTGGAGATCTGCCGGAACTCTTCGCTAATAGCGTTCGTCTCATTTCTGATATTGGTAGACCAGAAAAAGTAAGTATAGATCTGGTTCATCGATATGGCACAAAAATATCAATTGATGGAAACATTATGAATGTCGCCATAGTAGTTCGAGAGGTTAACACTAATAATGTAAAAAAATATTATTATGATTATTTTGTCGATGATAAGACAACAAATAAATCCACTGCATCAGCACTCCCTTACAAGGGAGGTGATACAGTGGAATCTACTTTCACTATATCACGCTGGTTATCGGAAGTCAATGATCACTCGATTGTTGTGGATGGAGATGGGAGACCGCTACTTATGAGCCAGGTCGATGGGAACGGACTTCAATTCAAAGTCCGTCAAGCTGGGGATGTTGGTGATGGGTATTATTTGAACGCGAGGAATGTCATTGATGACGTGGATGTTAATGGACGGGATATTCCGACCTTGAAGGCGGAAGGGTACGATGGGATCAGGACCGAGGATGGGTTTATTGTATTCGATGAAAACCAGGTAAAAAGTATTGGAAATCGGGGAACGTTCTCGAAGACTGATCCGAGAGTGCTTTACCAGGAAGGCGGGCAGATGCCTTTATACCCGGTTGGCGGATATGACCAGCCCCAACTTACATTGGGGTTTCGCTTCGCTCAAACAGAACGGATTTATTCCCACGGGTGAGGTATTCGATTCAGGCTGGAATGGTGATGCGAAACAAGGGATCCATTTCTTCTTGTAGCTCGGATTTTAAATGACGGTTCCACCAATGAATAATTAATTTTGCCCAAAGAACCTGATAGTTGGCACTTTATGAGGTTAATTTACCGATCCATTAAAATATACGTCTGAGATAAACTATTAAGAAAATTAAAGGCGCCCTCGGCGGGATTCGAACCCACAACCCACAGCTTAGAAGGCTGTTGGCTATGGGGTATCTGTATTTGGTGGTAGTAATGTGTATTTTCATTGTTTTCGATAGATGTGGCGGCAACAAATGTTCTAATTATCGATCTTTTAAGGTTAGGCTGTTGGTCATTATGCGCTACGTTTTAGACCAACAGCTCAAGAAGCTGTTGGTCTATTTCATAGGCGGGTCCAGGTTGGTAATTTTTAGTTTGGTTGGCATGGTTATTCGATCAGTTTATTGGTCGCATTGGGTGGTGACGCCCGGGGCGTTGGTGATGTTGGATTGTTCTGTTTCGGAGTGGATGATGAAGTTGATGTAGAAATCGTTGTTCTGTGGCCGGCCATAGGCGAGGACGCAAGTGCCGGCGGGGACATATTCATCATACACCCAGACGTTGGAGATGAGATCAATGGAGCGGTAGCCGAGTTGAAGTTTGATGGAGGAAAAGGTGGGCGAATAAGCGCGATCGGCGCGGCCATAAACACAGATGTTCTGGTAAATATCGGCGTCGGTGATTTGGGTGAAGTGTTTGCAGGGGACGCCGTGGAGGGAGGGCTGAAAGGCGGGGGTGCTGGTGGGTGCCGGCTTTGGGGTGGAGGTAGGGCGGACTGGGACGGTAGTGGGTTGTTTTAAAGCGCTTGAAGGTGGTGGCGTTTTGGTGGTCGGTTTAGTGCAGGCGGTAAAGGATGAATTGTAATCACCTATAACCTGTTCATATTTTGTTTGGTTATCAATGATTTCAACCGCTGGAAGTAGACTTTTAAAATAACCATAAGCGTAAACACACTCACGAGCGTTAGTATTCATATTATAAACATAAAGATCACTTCTAAACTTTGCTATGGAATTGTTATCCACCAAGATAATCTCGTCATACTTTCCGTTATACGCTTGGGATGCTGAACCATAAATACAAACATAATCCCCTATTTGACTGTTGGAAAGTGAAGAAAAATGTTGGCAAACGGTACCATTGACGATGGGCGGAAAATCTTCAGGAGTGGTTTCGAATACATCTAATAATGGAATGCCGAAAAGATTTTGGAAGCCAGACAATAAAAAATAAAAAATGATCAACCCCACAAAGGAAAAATAAAAAAGGGATATTTTAAAACCTAAAAAGACATTGTGGCGTTCGGAGAGATAGTTAGAAGAAAATCCGAAGATAAAGAAGGAGAGGGCTGCCGCGATTATGCCTGAAATTATCAGTAAAATCAGCTCAAGAGTGTTCATATCTTGGTTCTATATTCCATTCAGTCGGTTTGTTTATTTATTTGATAAAGGTTTCAAATTATGATGAAATAACTGCAACTTGACTAATTAATGAAATTAGATATAACAATAAGTGGAGGCTTTCAACGCAACGCGTTGTATTGCCTTTTTTTTATTTAATGTGCGATCAAGTAATTCGTAGTGATCTATGCTGTAGCTACGCAAACGCCGTTCTGAAATAGGGTTTCAAACTTGATGGTTTTTTTATGGTTGGTTTATTCTGGAGCTTTTTCTCAGCCATAAGATCGGGGAGAAAGCCTTTTTCATAATTATCCACCTGAAGACCAACTACGGTGTTTGTCGCAATATCGACGATCAAAGCTACAGCTTTCTCTGAATAGAATACAACCTTGTTCTTAGGATCGTCTGTGAAATAAACCCTCAACATATCAAGGGATCCCTCATATTTTAGGATGGGAGTAATCGATTCTCCGTTCAGATATTCTAAAACCAAAGAATAATCTAACTCTCCATCTTTATAGTTTTCAATTAGTTGTTTCATGCTGGCCATAGTATTTTTTCTCCTTTTGGTCTACCTTTTATAAGATAAGCCGTTAGGATATAACCGTCGGAATTGTCGTCAAATTCGGCGACGACTTTTATCTCAAAAAATTCGTTGATTTTGTGATAATAAATGTGATTTGAAGAAATAAATTTATCTCCATATACAATGTTGTTTCTTGGTTTTATTATAGCATTTTTGATCTCTTCTTCGTATTCGAGTATTCCATCGTGTTCGTCTTGTATATGATCACTACACTGAAAATCATCACAAGTAACTTTGAAATTTCGAATATCAGTTACTTCCCATCGAATATTGATGACATTTCTCACAAATAATATCTCCTTTGGTCCAGAAATGAGAAGCTTATTTTTCTGCCTTTATTTGAGTGCCAGTGGGATGAGGACGGAGAAGGTGATGATACCGCCGGCGATGGTGCCAGGGAGGGCGGCGCGGCGCGGGTTACGACGCAAGCGCAAGTAGGCTGCCTTGCGGAACAGGTCTACCTGGTCAATGAGATTGAGATCCTGATAGATGGCGATCATCTGATCGGTTTTATTCACTGGTAATTCCTCCCTGTGTTTATTTGTTGCGTTGTTTTCGTTCCAATTTCAGGATAGCGATGTTGTAAAGTTCGTCGATGTCCTCTTCGGGCAGTTCGGCGAGGATCTCGGAGAAGCGATCAGCGAGATTATCTTTGAGGTTTTGAACTGGGGGAAGCATGCCGGCGGCGACGAGTATTTCAGATAGAGGCAATCTTAATGCTTTTGATAACAGTTTAGCATTTTCGAATGTCAATTTATAAGAACCGTTAATTAACTTATTTACGTATGATCTTCCCTTACCCATTTGCCGTGCTAATTGTGATTGGTTCAGATTTAGATCAATCATTTTATTCAGAAGCCAATCCGTAAATTCTAATTCCCTACCTTGTGCGTTCATTTCATAATCCTGTTTACTAATATCTACAAAATGTAGATTGGGACTTGACATTTATTATTGTATATCATAAAATGTAGATAAATATCTACATTATGTTGTATATTTATCACGAGGTGAGAAATGGAAAAAAGAAAATTAATCCCAATAAACATAACAATGGACGATGAAATAGTGCGGGAAATTGCACGATTATGTGAGGAGATAGATACAGATCGGAGTAAGTTCATTCGAAAAGCAGTGAGGTTTTATCTAAACGAGTTGGAAAAGAATCCAAACGTAGAAAAACCTGAGCCGGCTTTGCGACTGGAGTGAAGATGAACGCTTGGACAGAAGAAGAAAAGACTATTCAATTCCTCATTTTAGGCTGGGGATTTGCAGAACTTAAGCGGAGAAATGAACTGGTAAGCGGGATAAAACAGCAATCCACGCGGACTTACGCGGTGTTTGGACCTAAGTCTGAACCGGTATCTATTGAGTTTTTTACGGATGTGGAGCGCGCGGAGTTTGAACGAATGCAGGGTGAGCGACCAGAGGGTGATCGTTTGCGTTTTGAGGAAATCCCGGAAAGGTTGGAGGACATAAAAGGATTTCGAAAATAGAAAAGTGCCGAACGGTAAGATTCGGCACCCATGGGGGTGAGCTTTTTTGAGTTGGCTCGCCTTAATTATAAACGAATTTATTAAGGAGTATAGAAATGAATGATTTGATGAAGGCTGGCAGAGTAGAACTGGTGAGCATGGCGGATGTGGAGAAAGCGGCGCGCCTGATGGCGGCGAGCGGGTTTTTTGAGGATACGAAAGACCTTGCTCAGGCGGCGGTGAAGATCATGGCCGGCGCGGAATTGGGAATTGGACCATACGCGGCGATGACGGGGATCAACATTATCAAGGGCAAGCCGGTGATCGGGGCCGGGTTGCTGGCGAGCTTGATCAAGCGGAGCGGGATTTACGATTACCTGGTGGATGAGTTGAATGATGAGCGGTGCGCGATCACGTTCACGCGGAACGGGTACAAGTTGGGAACGAGTGTATTCAGCCTGGCGGACGCGCGCAAGACGGGCGCCGGCCGGGCGGACCCGACCAAAAGCGGGCAAAGTAACTTGGATCGATATACCAAGAATATTTTGTTCGCGCGGGCGATCAGCAACGGGGTGAAGTGGTATTGCCCGGATGTGCTGGTTGGGCAGGTGTATGTACCGGAGGAGATGGAGAACGAGAGCGTGATTAACAACCCGGTGAACCAGGTAAGCGCGGAGATTGAAGCCGTGACGAGTATGCCAGAAACGGAAGCCGGCGAGGGTGAAGAAGGGGAAAAAAATACCACTAAAAAGAAATCTGAGAGACCTTTTAGGCCGGATGTTTTCAGCGCTAATTTCAAGTTGATGGTGGACAATCTGCAAAACAATGGGGGCGTTTCGGCTACCGCGGAGCAGGTGGCTTTTGTGCAGAAAATGCTGACGGGAATATTTGAGAGCGAGTTGGAAGAGCGCATGGTGTTGAAGTATTTGACCGGATTTGAATCTCCTTACATGTTATCCAATGCGGAAGTGCTGGCGTTTGAGCGGGTATTGCAAAAACTGGATATCGCGAAAACGGAGCTTTTATGGCTGAGGGATGAGCTGCTGGAAGCAAACGTGGAAGCTGAGATGAAAGGCGAAGGCGAGTCGGATGATGGAGAATAAAGCGGAGTATACAGTGTATACGGTGGGAAAACAGCCCCACCAAAGACCGTATGAACCAGCGGAGTTTAAGCGGCATTACCTGGCTTTGGTGGATGCGCTGGAAAAATTTGACTATCCAGTTTACCAGTATGAGGTTTCAATGTTAACCGAACGGATGATCGATATATTGCCGGGCTTAGATATTCGACAAGAGGTATTGGAGGAATTGACGGGTCATCATGCAATGATAATGTTGGATTCCGCGCAAATAAGAGCGTTGATGATTTTATTGAATGTCACCTGGATGGGAAAACCGCCGGCGACGACCCGAGAGGAATTACTCATGTTTAAAGGCGGAGAGGTGATGAAATGATCTGTAGAAAAGAATTGGCAGCCGGCAAGGTATTGATCATTGAGGGTAATGTGCGGATCCCGGAGGGGGAGACCTTTATTGGTGAGGACATGGCAGGGCGGGAACATGTGTTGAGGGTGATTGAGCAAAGGTTCAAAGATTACCAGTGGTATTGGTGTTATGAGCATATTTGCCGGGTCATCGATGATGAGTTTGAGAGGATGTACCTGGAAGAGGATGACTATGTTCAATAAAAGGCAGATGGACTTCAGTTGGTCCCACGGGGATACACTTCGTTATATCTGGTGTTATGAGCATATTTGCCGGGTCATCGATGATGAGTTTGAGAGGATATACCTGGAAGAGGATGACTATGTACTATAGCCGGCTGAAGGATAAGTGTATTGAGCGGAAGGACGCGGATATCAAGGTGGAGGCCTTCCGGGAGTGGTATGAGACGCGTAACGATCAGGAGCGGGCGCAGATTGATTATCTGCGGGCGGAAGTGGCGCGATTGAAGGTGCCGAATTTGGGTGATATTGGGATTGATGAACTGGTGGCGAGCCTGATTTTGAAAGCCGACCGGCGGGTTGGGTTGGTATGACCAGGGCACCGAGGATCAAGGTTCTTTCGGACCGGGACGAAGTGGAATTGCGCTTGTTGTACTCTCATAAACCGTACCGGGTATTTTGGAGTCTGGTTGAAGCGAAATCGTTCGCGGTGACGTTCCATGAACACGAAGTGTTGAGTGTTGAGGTGTACGGTAAAACACGCTGGTTTGTGGACGCGAGTGAAGCGGGAAACAAAAATATGGCGCAAACCGTTTTTGAACGAGCGATCGCTCGACAGAATGGGAGGGCAACGGCATGAGCGCTGATTTTAAGATGTTTGTGTTTGTGATGTTTTTGTACATGGTGGCGGAAGCGATTAATTGGTGGGATAGGAGAAATTAGGCATGCCTGAATTTAACGGATTATTGGCTGATTTGGATCGTTTGGAAGAGGAACGGCGCGGGTTGGTGGCGGAAAGCGACCGGGCGATCACGAATTTATTAGGTGAAGAGAAGCGGGCGGAGTTTGACAAGTTGAAGGAATTGTATGAGTTCAAGGTTGGGGTGGTGGATACAGAGTTGAACAACCTGATGACTTCGATCAAGGAGTGGGTAGCGTTGAGTGGTGAGCCGGCGGAGACAAAATATTTCAAGGTTGGATACCGGCGGGGAAGGATGTTGTGGGATGGAGAGATGTTGAATAGTCTATCCACGCGTTACCCGGAGATCAACGAAGCCCGGCGAACTGGTCCCGCGATTGCCTTTGTGCGGGCGGTGGACGAGGAATAAGGAGGCTGGGATGCCAATACCGAGTTGGATCGAGCATAAGAGCGCGTCACCCGAATTGATCAGCGAGGTAATACGGGCGATGAAGACCCATTACCGCGGGAAAGACAAGGCAACAACGAAAGAACGGCTGATGGCGGATTTGTTCGGATTGCACAAGGGAGATCCGAATTATGAAAACACAGAGCGGATATTCAGGCGGTGTGTTGAGATCGCGAATTTGGAATATGGGGCGCTGATTGTGAGTGATGAGAGCGTTGGTTATTGGTGGGCGATAAGCCTGGAGGATGGGTTGGTAAGCGCCGAGCGCCGTTTGAGCCGGGCGAAGACGATGTTTGATAACGCCAAGAAGTTGGTGGATAACCTGAAAACAACGTATGGCGGTCAGATGGGATTGGGATTGTGAGGGTTGAATGAAGCGTTTGGTGGAAGGGTTTGTAATGTTGTGCCTGGTGCCAGTGTGGGCGGTGTTGCTGGTGGCGTACTGGATTGGGCATGAGATGTTTGGTGATTACGAGGATTGGGACGATCGGGAATGATGGGAGCCAATTATGAGCGGTAAATATACGTGGATCAAGTTGTACACGGAAATATTGCAAGATCCGAAGATGGGGCGGTTGAGTGATGGGGATTGGCGGCTGGCGGTGGAGGTGATGTTACTGGCCGGCAATGAGGGCAGGGATGGGATTTTACCGAGCCTGGATGATATGGCGTGGATATTACGGACAGATATGGAGAGTTTACAAGCCGGGCTGGAGAGGTTAAGCCAGGCGATTGGATTTGGTTACGATGATACGATCGAGCGGTGGATATTGACCCATTTCAGCCAACGCCAGGCGGCGATGAGCCCGGCGGAACGCAAGCGGAAACAACGCGGCAGTAACCCGGCGGAAGATGATGAATTAGAAGAAGAAGACTTGAATCAGGAATTTGGCCAGAGCTTAAATGATAGGAATTTGAGCGGGAGAGAAAAAGAATTTATGTCACGAAAGCGTGACATAAGCGTGACAGAACCAAATAAACAACGTGACATGAGCGTGACAGAAGAAGAAGTAGAAGAAGAAGTAGAAGAAGAAGTAGAAAAGATAAGAAGCAGAAGCAGAAGCAGACCCGCGCGCGCGTTGCGCGGCGGGTTAAGCGCGGACGCGCGAAAAAAATCGCGCGAAAGATCGTTGGCGCCCGCAAGGGGCGCCGCTGCCGCCGCCGCTGTGAATTTAAATCTAAAACCAAAAGAGACAAAGGTTCGAGCAACCGATGTACCCCCTGAATTGCTGGAATATTACGGGGCAAACATCGGGAAGATCAACCAGTACGCGCGGGATTGGTTAGCCCGCCAGACGGATAAATACGGCGCGCCGACTGTGCGCCAGGCATTGGAGGAGGGTTTGAGGTTTGGGGTGCAAAATCATCGTTATTTGGAGGCGATTTTGACCCGCTGGGAGACCGAGGGGGTGCCAGGTATGGACGGGGTGGTGGGTCGAAAGACTACCCGGAATAGCATTCAGGATGAGCTGGCTGCTTTTCTGGCCAGCGGGGCGTGATGAAAAAACGTATCATGGATGATTTTCTAACCTTGATCCTGGTGAGTGATAAGCCGTGCATGTGGACTTATCGGCGGATGATGGAGCGGACGGTGAAGGAATGGCCGAATGACAAGGATATGGTGGAGAAGAGATGAGCGAATTAAGCCCAAAATCGAGGACGGAAGAAGCGGCGCGGAAATTGTTAACTCTGACGATTGAGGATTTACGCATGCGAATGGCGCATACAACGGATTTGATGGTGATAAGAGCCGCGATCAGGATGATTGACCTGGGAGATATGCCGGGTTATTTTGGCGGTGTTAGCGCGCGGAAATTGTTGCAGGCACGCTTGAGTAAGCTGGAAAGAGGCGGATGATGGATATATGGTTAGCGGTTGACCAAAACGGGGATGAACACTTTTTTATCAAAAAACCAGTAAGGAGACAACATCCTCTTCTTCCTAATGGCGATGATTATTGGATTTCTGGGGAAAACAATGGTTATCAACTTGCGATAGGGATGATAAAAGCACTTCTTGGCTACAACATTACTTGGCAGGACGAACCTGTCGAATGGGATGGCGCGCCTGAAAAATGCGTATGGAAGCACGGAGATGACGGTTATGAAAATTTTTGGAATACATCATGTCAAGACAGTTACCTCGAAAGTATAAATTATGGTTTTAAATATTGTCCATCATGCGGTAGAGAGATTGTAACCATACGTAAGGAGAAAGAATGACCGAGTTTAATGATAATTTTGAATTTATTTTCAAGGATTATAAGATTGATGATGAGTTATTTGCTTTGTATCATAGCGGGATAGGTTCAGTTGTTGTCTTTACTTTAGGGAAAAACGGTGTTGATCAATCTATTGAACTTAGCCCAGAGAGAATGTTGAAGATTCATAAACTGTTTCTATCCTTGAAAATGAAAGCTGACCCAAAAACGGGTACTGTGGAAGATTTTATTGTTGGGGATGGGGTAGAAGGTGTATTTTATCCAGAACGTAGAACCGTAAGGTTGCAGACCTATTCCAACGGAGAAATGGAAATGGAGATCCACTTGGATGAAGAAATGGTTTATGCAATCGCGCTGAAAATGGGGATTATTAAGAATGGCAAGGCGGTACCGTGAATACCTGGTCCCAGTTGATTGTACCGATGCCGCCGAGCGCGAACCGCTATTGGAGACACGTGGGCGGGCGGGTGTATGTGAGCAAGGAAGCCAGGGATTACCGCGATCTGGTCGGCTGGATTGGGGCAAGCGCCGGGGTAGAATCGCACGATGGGGATGTAAGGGTGAGTGTGATTGTGCGGCGGAAGCATAAACGGGGGGATATAGATAATTACCTGAAGGTGTTGTTTGACGCGCTGCAGGGAGTGGTGTATGTGAATGACAAGCAGATCAAGAAGGTTGAGGTTGAGATCATCGAAGGCGCTGAGGAAGGGGAAATATTGGTGTGGGTCGAGGATTTGGTGAGGGACTGAATGCCAAACGGACAATTGAAAAAGCAAGAGCGAGCCGAGAGCCGGCGAGAAGAGTTGTTGGAATTAATTGACGGAATGTGGAAGAGGGAAGCGCGATCCCCTACCATGCGGGAATTATGCTGGACTATGGGTACCAGATCGACCAGTCATATCTCCTGGATGCTTAAGCGGCTGGCGGAGGAGGGTAGATTGAAACGATTTACCGGCGGGCGGGTGAGGTATGTGCCGTATTGGGTGATTGATTTGATCATCGAGGGTAACGAGAAATGAGCCGGCAGACACTCCAAAAGAGAGAGGGTATCGATCCTATATTGAGCGAGGCACAAATCGAGGAGCTGATGACTGATCTACGAAAGGTGATGGAGTGGCGGTTTGGGAGTGTGACGATCGAGGTGGTGTACGGGAAGGTGAAGCGGATCCAGGTGATGATCAGTAAGGATTTGCGGGAAGGGAGTGGGTAGGCGATGGTTGAACTTTATGGAGTTTGTAGAATTTGTGGAGAAATTGGCAGCGGAACCGAATTTAATAATTGGGTAAGAGATACATTTACTAATTATGATCATTTGTTTCCTGGTGAAATTATTTGTAGTTCTTGTGCTTTTTGGTTTGATCAGCGATCGGTTGAGTTGCAAGTCAAGATGGGTAAAGATAAGCCACAACGGATGCAGAATTATTCACATTTTGTGGTGGATGGGATGTGGATCCCGTTGAGTAAGAGTAATAAGGCTGAGATGAAGCGGCTGCTATTGGAGGGTAACTTTCCTGAATTGGCGGCGATCGCGGACAGCGGGCAAAAGCATTTGGCTTTCAGGGCGAATCGAAATCCGACAGGGCAGGAGAGCGGATGGGTGCAGTTTGAGGAGACTTCGGTTTATGTTGAGCGCGGTAAGTTAGAGTATTTATTAGTGGTGATCGAGGATCTGTACCGGGTGTTCAGCAAGGGCGAGATAGAGAGTGGTAGTTACGGTACGGGTCGGATATTGGAGTTTGGGATCGAGGCGTGGCGCGCGGCTGATGAGCGGTTGAAACCGTTCAGAGCTGCGTCTTTATTTAAGTTGGCCATCTTTTTGGCGCAAAGGAGTGTGGATGATGGACATACAGGGGCCGGAGGCTTTGACGGCGACACTGCTGAGGACGATCTGGAAGGGGATATCGCCGGATTACAAAAGCAGGTACAGAATGACGATTTGGGAGCAGTACGAGAACGAGATCAGATCGGCGGCGTATACAAGCAGCCTTCCGCTTTTTGTCAGCCGACTTTGTTCGAGGTTGGGGGCGACGTTGGGAACTAATGATACAGATAGGGGATTGGCCGAGGCGGCGCTGAGCAGTTTGGATGACAAGACAGCATTGAAACTGCTGAGGGATCAGACAACGTATCTGGTGCTTCTGGTAAGGGTCGACAACCAGGCGAAACGAGATGAATGGAAAGAAAAGGTTGAAAAACGAGAGGAAGCGAAATGAAAAATTACGTTTTTGAAGGTGAAGTGTTGGCGTTGACGTCGATCAGCCATATTGGCGAGACGCATGGCATCAATAGTATGTTGCGGAGAGAAAAGATCATCCAAAGGGATGGCAGCGTTGAAGAGGTGCCGGTTATCAGCGGGAACGCGATGAGGGGTATTTTGAGGGATCGCGGGATGCTGCACATGTTGAAGGCGCTTGGGTATGGTGTTAATGAGGAAACTGGGGAGATTCGCGGATTGAGTTTGCCGGCGTTCTATTTTTTGTTCAGCGGTGGCATTTTGAGCAAGCAGTCTGGTAAGGGTATTGATGTGGATGAGGCCAGGCGGTGGAGGAAGGTGATCCCGCTGGTTTCGATCTTTGGTGGGGCGATGGGAAACCAGATTATGCCTGGTAAGGTTAAGATCGGGAAGATGTTACCGATCTGCGAGGAGACGTCGCATTTGGTGCCGGCGCAGTATGTTGGTGATGATCTCCATTCGATATGGGATGTTACGCAGCAGGAGCCATATACACGGCGGGATGACGAGAAGAACGATCATTTAAGGCAGTTGATAGAACCAGAAGTTCGGGGCTTGTTGGACTTTGCGAAGGCAGAGAAGCGTGCGAAGGGTGATGAGATCGCTGGAGAAACCGGGCAGAGCCAACAGATGCGGTATTACGTGGAGACTTTGGCGGCTGGAACTCGATTTTATTGGGATATAGTGTTGGATGATGTGACCGATCTGGAGTTTGACGCGTTTTGCATCGTGCTGGCAGAGTTTGGGCGGTTCCCGTATATCGGTGGTAAGAGCGGCGTCGGACACGGTAAGATCGCAGTGAAGTTTGATCATTGGCATGAGATAAACCCACGACTGAGTCAGGGCGGGGCTGAGTTGGATACGAGTTTAGGAACGAGGTATATGGAGCATCTACGGGAGAATGGGGATGATATCAGGGAATTGATCAATGGCCTCAAATGATGTGCCGATGCGGGTTACGGCGTATATGCGATCCGGCATTGTGAGCGATGAGTGGTTTCCGCTGGATGGGATCTTGTTATCGCAGTGGGTGCGGGATGATCTGGGGGTGCGGGATGTTACCGTACCAGGCGCTTCGCTGCTGGCGGAACCGAAGGGGGAGCCGATGCGCGGAGGGAGGATGCCGATCAAGGTGACGCACAATAAGGATTGGTATTATCACTGCAGTTGGGCGGAGTGGGGTCCGTATGTGGATGGGACGGAGTATTGGAATAAGAGGTTCGACAACCCTCTTGCGGATCTGATCGAGTTTGATGGCCGGCGGGGTAAGATCGATACGAGCGCGGCGATGTATAAGGCGTACAGGATGCCGATGTATTATCGGTCGGCGTTGTGGGTGCGATGGTATTTGGTCGGGGATATTGAGAAGATCCGGTATTTGTTGGCGACGGTGACGCACATCGGGAAGAAGATCAGCCAGGGATGGGGGCGGGTGGCGAAGTGGGAGGTGGATGAGGTGGCTGAGGACTGGTCCATATGGCGGGATGGTAAGTTGATGCGCGGGATACCGGTGTATAACTTGCCAAAGGATGTGCGGGCGACGCGGCGAGTGAGTTACGGAGTGAGACCGCCATACTGGGACAAACGTAATCATATGGAATTGGTGGTTGAGTAATCGTTCCGGCTAATGAGCTGGGGAACGATCGGCATTCGGTGAGCGTTAGAGAGGTATGATGGAGCGAGACGGGTATTTGCTTTACAGCCAGACAAGAGGGTACCAGAAGCGGGTGAGTGGCCTGCATGTTTTGGTTGATTCTTTTTTTGATCGAGCCACATCTCCATATATATCTATGAGTTTTGGCAAAGATAGTTTGGCGATGGCGCATTTAATTCTGATTAATAGGCCGCAAGTACCACTGGTGTATGTTAATTGCGGGAAATATGATGAGTGGCCGGACACTCCGAGGGTTATAGAGCAGTTTTTAGCGACGCACAAAGGGTGCGAATTTATTGAGCTGCAAGGTCCATCGATCTGGGAATATTACGAGGAGGTTGGGTGGTACTTACAGGATGAGGAGAGCGAGAAGGCGGAACGCGGCGCGCAGCGAAGATATTCGGAAAGTTTGGGAGATTTGCTCGGTGCATGGGCTGAGCAGAATGGTATGGATGGTAGTTTTATCGGAATGCGTAAATCCGAAAGCAGAATCCGTAGTCGGCTATTGATAACCAGGGGAAACACATATTTCGCGAAAACGCGAAATCAATGGGTATGTGCACCGATGGCTGATTGGAATGGAAAAGACATTTGGGCAACCATATATAGTAATGATTTACCCTATAACGAATTATATGATCTTATGCCACAAGGCAGGGAGTTAGCCCGCAATGGGGCTATGTTTGGTACCCGATCAGCGCGTTATGGGAGATTAGCATTTCTTAAAAGAGCGTACCCGGAGCTGTTTTATGAGTTCGCGGGTACGTATCCAGAAGTAAGGAATTATGTGTAATTATTTCCGACCTGGTTTAGGGCGGTGGTCGAGGTAATGGTTAAACCCATCATAAGGGATCAGCCAATCTCGGCCAATTTTACGGGCGCCTGGAATATATCCATGTTTTGCGGCGTGGCGGACAGTGCGATCGTTAATCGATATCCCTGCCTCTCTGGCATAATCAATGGCGCCATGTACGGTAGTCTCATTAAGCATGATGCCTGTAACCGGTGGGCGCCCAGGGATGTAGCCAATTGTCGCTCCGTAATTCCAGTGTCCAGACTGATCACTCTCCGCGAGTATTTTATCCGCCCAACTATCAGGTAACAGATAACCTAGATCCTGGATTATGGTTAATGTACGTTTGAGACTGCTCGGTATGGTACTGGATGGACCATCATAGTCATACCAGATCCCAGTATAAGTGTCCTCGGCGACCTTGTGCCAGGCAGTATTTGACATAAGTTTGCCTCCACCGAACGATACCAGGGGAGGGGTGTCTATTGGTCGTGCGAACAAAGTATCATTGTATGGGTTGTAGTGAGCGATACCGAACCGCCCGAGATCATCAACTACAACGTATTGACGGATTACCGCTGATAGATCTGGCCAATAGTATTGATTAGAGGTTGCGTTCATATCATCCTTTTCTGTCGGTTTACTAAGCCAGCCGACTAGCTAAATCGAAAATTAATCTGAGAAATCCTCACACCAATTACTCAAGATCGCTTCCGCTGCCTCTATGCTCCCACCGCCTGCTAATAATTTCATGGCGGCTTTTCCAGCGCCATATTTTTTAAAATTACTGGCTGCTGTATACCCTTGAGCCCTGATATATACGGCAGCTCTTGGGTATTGTGCTGAGAGCTGATCAGCGTAGGATCTCAGCGATGTGTCTATCGCGGCGGGAGGGCGGGAGCCGTCATTGTACTCGTCATCCATCATCAAATTAGTCTGATCATCATATCGGCAATCCTCGTTGTAGGCAGCATCAAGGGCTTTGGTAAGCTCGTCCAAGCCTGGCACATTACGCGCAATTAATTCTTTTTTCTCGGCGATCAAGTAGGCTAATATCTCAGCTTGAGAGTCAAAAAGCGCCTGCTTAATGTCGGCGGATAAATTGTTATAACCAGGGGCATTAAGTTTTTCTGTTTCCGTGAGGCTAATATTATATTGCTCAACCATTTCTTTTGCGTTCATTTCGTTCTCCTTTTTTTATCTTGACTATATATTACCACAAGCGGCAATAATTGTCAATAGGCAATTTGGAGAAAAAAATATTTTAAGGTTTCGTTCTATTTAATGTTCTAAAAATGATAATAGTTGTATAATAGGGTGAGTAGAGCCTGACAGAAACAGGATAATCCTGCGGGGCACGCGTATATTCGCGTGCCCTTTTTTTATTGTTAAGGCGGAAAATGACAGTTTAAAGGAGAAAAAATGATCAATTGGACAGAGATAGGATTAACCGTATTTGAGGCAGTATTGCCGGTTTTGGCAGCGGCATTGACCGGATGGTTACTGGGATTGGCTGCCAAAGCCTGGAGAGAGTTCCAGTTAGCCCAGCCGGACGTGGCGAAACAGATCGCGAGTGCCGCGGTATGGGTCATTCCGGTGGTGGAGCAACTCAAACATAATGGGGCGATCCCGGACAACGCCGCCGCTAAAGCGTACGCGGTGCAGGCGATTTTGGATGTGCTGGCGATCAAAAATATTAAGGTTGACGCGGGGCGGGTCGAGAAAATTGTTGGGGACAGTGTGGAAGGGGCGCTGCGAGAATATAAAAACTGGAACTCAGAACCCGCGGGCAGTTTGGAATTATGACCGGCGATGGCATTCTACTTCCGAATGTGCCGGTGAGTGTATGGGATCAGATGGGTGTGGTGGTTTTGTACACGCTGCTGCTGATCATCATCGGCGGGCTGCTGATCAGGCAATTTACCAATTCGGTGGCTCATATTGAGGAGCAACATACCGTGGTGGTGCGCGGATTGAGCGAGCAATATATTGAGGCGATCAGGATATTTAACCTGCACTCACAGGAGCAATCTTCGGCAATGGGCAGGATGATCACGCAACTGGACGCGATGGGCAGGGCGATTGAACGGGTAGACGCATCGGTGCAACAACTGCATGAGCAACAATCGAGTAATGGGTCTACGAGTACGCCGGCGAGGACCAGAGCGAAGAGGGGGTAAGAGGAAATGTCAGATTAACCCGCACGTCGCATTCGCTCCTGGGGTAATCCGACATCTGCCTGGAAAAAAGATTAAGAGGAAATGTCAGATTAATGTCAGGATTTAAGTGGACAAAAGTTAAAGCCCAGGCGGTGGAACTGCTGGCAGAGGGGTACACAATAGAGGAAGCAGCCGCTCGGATCGGTAGATCGGAGCGGCAACTGTATCGGTGGAAGGCTGACATTGAATTTTTGGAGGAATTGGACCGATTAAGCAGGATGATCGGGGCGGCTAACAAGGCTGAGCGCTTGCGGATCGCGAACAGGATGGTGCGGGAAGCGATGCGGAAGCAGGCGCCGACGACAAAGGACTTGCTGGAATGGCTGAAATATGCGCAATCAGAAACAGATGGAATCAAACTCGAGCTTACCTCCCTCATTGAGGCTGCTGCATCTGTGGCCGGCGGAGGACAAAGCGGAATTGATGAATCGGGCGGAGATCAAGAGCCAGGCGGGGACGAATAAAGTGATCGCTGACCTTCCGCTGGTACAGGCGCGCCAGGCGAAGTTATTGGAGGCGTGTGGATTTAAATGCGCACCAGTTGGCGGATCGCACGATAAGGTGGCGATGTGGCAGGTGACGGGGGAGCGTGGGCCGGCGGTGACGGATTTGATTGGGTATGGCGGGGCGGCATACGGCGGCAAGACGTACGGCAATTTGATTCTGGCACGCGTGGCGGCGACCTTGTGGCCGGGAATTCAGATCGCGTTCTTCCGGCGGACGTACAGCCAATTGGACGGACCTGGGGCGGCGATGCAAACAGCGTATGAGGTATTTGGATCGGCGGCAACCGCGACTGATGGCGGAAAAGAGTGGAAGTTTGAAAACGGGAGTGTGTTCTATTTCCGGTATGCCCAGAACGACAAAGATAAATACAACTATCAATCCCAACAGATCGACTTATTGATTTTAGATGAAGCGACCCATTTTAGCTGGGGGATCGTGGATTATTTATTGACCCGTAATAGAGCCAGCGGGAACTGGGGAAACTACCGGCCGTTTACAGTGATGACGAGTAACCCGGGCAATATAGGGCATGTATGGTACAGCCAATTGTATGATCTGGAAAAACGGAAAGGGGAACACGAGCAGGTTAAAACGGTAACGAACCAGAATGGACGCAATAGCCGGGTGTATTTTATTCCGGCATTTTTGGAGGATAACCAGATCGGGGTGAGCCGAGATCCGGGGTATGAGGGACGTTTGATGGAGCGCGACCCGGAGGTGGCGAGGGCGTTGCGTTATGGGGATTGGAGCGTGTTTGCCGGGCAGGCATTTGCCGGCTGGACCAGAGAGCGGATCGCATGTAGAGCTTTTGACATACCCGAACACTGGCCGAGGTGGCGAGCATTGGATTATGGCTACGTTCATCCGTTTACGGCGGGATGGTTCGCGATGGATCCTACCACGCGGCGGGTATATGTGTACAAGGCGATGTTGAAGAGCGGATTGACGGACGTTGAACAGGCGCGGGTGATCAAGCAGATGACGGCGCCTGATGAGCGCCCGGCGGCGACGTATGCCAGCCCGGACATGTGGGCACGCAAGAGCGCGGGGAACAAAATATTTACGAGCGTGGATGAATACAAGGATGAAGGGGTGGCGTTAACGCGGGCGGATGATGACCGGCTGGGTGGAAAGAGGAAGCTGGATCGGTTACTGGCGGATCAGGCGGACGGGATGCCGGGGTTGATGGTGTTTGAGGATTATTACCCGGTGTTTAAGTGCATGGAGACGCTGGTGAGGAGTGAGAGAAATCCGGAGGATGTTGAGAAGGTGGATGGGGATGACGCCTATGACATGCTGAGGTACGGACTGACGAACCTCGATCCGCCGGCAAGACGGGCGCCGGGTGAGGTGAAGGTGAAGAGGGTGAATCCGATGAGCGGCATGAGGGCGTTGTAGGTAGAGGGTAGCGGGTAGTAGGTAGAGGGTAGTAGGTAGAGGGTAGAGGGTAGGCGGTAGAGGTTAAACAGGAAACGGAGAAAATATGGCTACGAAAAAATTGAGTATGGACGAGTTGAAGAAAATCCAGGATCAGGCGCGGCGGTTGGTGAGCCAGAACAGTGAACGGGATTTGATGTTTGATGAGCTGCAGGATATGTATTGGATGGAGACGAGCGAGACGGTTAATAAGCGTGATACGGCAGATGTAAAGATGACGATCAGCCCGAGCGCCAGAAATGAGGTACTGGGGATGGTGCGCTTGCTGACAACCAATGATCCGCACTACATAGCGAGCGCCGAAACTGGTGACCCGGACAAGGTGGAGAAGGCTTTGAATAACATCCTTAAACGATCTGATGAGGTGACTTTGACCAAGCTGACCACTGAGGCGGCGCGATCGGCGGTATTGTACAGCGATGTGCATTTGATGATCGAATTGGTGGATGATATGTTGGAGGTGGACGGCATTCCGGAATACGAGAAGCGCCGGCTGGAAGATATACGATCCAGAACGCCTTTTCTGGTGAGCGCGATCAACCCGCGGGAAGGTTACCCGGTATTTGGTCGGACGGGGATGAGGGCGTATTTACGCAAGTACAAAGCCCTGGGCGCGGATATCAGCGAGCGGTGGGGTACGGAGGGATTGGATGAAGATGAGGAATATACGGTTTATGACTGGTATGGGATGGAAAATCGGGCGGTGTGGGTTGAGGAAAAGAGCGTCCCGTTGATGTTTGCCGAGCATGGGATGAGCCGAATCCCGATTGTGGTGATGATCAGCGATGGTACCAATTTATTCCGGGATGAGGAACACAAGCGTCATCCGTTTTTGTACGCGAAGTGGAAGGGTGAATGGTGGAAGCGGGAGAATTTGTTATATACGACCTTGTTCACGAGCATGTTTGAGCGAGGCACCGGTCCACTGGTGGCGATTGATCCGGAGAGCTTAGGACAGGACGGGGTGCTGGATGTGAATTACGCGGGACCGTTTAGATATATTACCGCCAAAGCCCAACTGCTGAATGACAAAGCGTTTGACGCGGATTTGTTGGGGGCGCGCGGGTTGTTGGATCAGGTGAGCGGGGAGAGCACCATATACAAGCAGACCCTGGGAGAGAACATAGGCGGGAGTAATACCGCGTACAGCACATTGGCCATGTTGAGCCAGAGCGGACGTTTGCCCCTGGTGAGTTCGCAAGAGTGCATAGGAGCGGCGTTCCGGGAGATGGGCAACATCATCATCCGTTGGATAAAGGCTGAGAACATCAAGAACCCGTGGATCAAGCCGAGTGAGATTGGGGATGATTTGGAACTGGAATGCACAATGGAAGTTAAGCTGCCCCAGGATATGTTCAGGAACGCGCAGATCGCGGCGGGATTGAAGGGGATTGTGAGTACGGAATGGATGCACACCAATTTACTGCAGATTGATGACAGTAATGAGATGCGCTATCAGGTGTGGAGTGAGGCGGCGGCGGATACGGTATTCCAGTTGGAGATGCAGAAGTTGACCGAACAAGCCAAACAAGCCTTTATCGCGGCGCAACAACAACAGCAGATGGCGATGTCCCGCTCCGCGCCTACGGCTGCTTCGGGGATTCCTTCGTCCATGCCTCAGTCACAAGGTGGTGGTCCTCAGCAGGGAATGGCGCAAGGGCAACCTCCCCAGTTTATTCAAAACGGAGGAGGGGCGAGGTTGCCAACTTTGAATCAGAGCGGGGAGCAACTACCTTTGAGCGGCCCGCGAGGAGAGTGATTGAATGATTGATGCTGAGAAAATGGAAGACGCGTTGATGTTTGGCCAGGCGGAAATTGAGAACTGGCGGAAACAGTTTGAACGGGATTGGCAGGGAACGAAGCAGGCAACCTTGATCAAGGGTTTGTATGGGCGATTGACCGATGAGGTAAAGGAAGATTTGAAACAGACGGATCCGGCAGGGTTTGCGGAATTTAATAAGTACATGGAGAAGAAGAGATGATCACACAATATGACGAAACAGGAAACGCGATGCTGACCAATACCTCGGTGAACAAGCCGGCCGGGGTAACTACGGTACAAAGTTTGGCGAGCCAGTATCAGAACGCATTGGCTGAACAGGCGAGGAGAGCGGCGGCCGAAAAGACAAAGCGGACACCATTTGGATATGGGGCACCTGGTTACTGGTGGCGCGGGATGACGCCGTATGTGGCGCCGGGCGGGGTAGCGGCGCCGGTGATGACAGTGGGAAACGGGGCGGGGGTTCCGAGTGTGTATAGCGGGGTGACCGGAGCAGAGGCACCCGTTGTTGAGGTAACGGCGCCGGCACCAACCACGGGAGAAGTGCCGATCGTGCCGGAGGTGAGCGCGCCAGTGGAACCGACTACCCTGATAGAAACGAATCCGAGTTCAGGAAAAGCGGGATTGTACTCGATCGCGCCAACCTGGGCGAAGGAATATGAAGCGAGGAGCCAGAAAGAGAAGGATACGCCAGGAGATAACTGGGGGAATCTGCCGGCAGGTTTTGTGCAGGCAAATGGCGGAGCTCCGACGAATCCGACTTTTGACGCATCCGCTTTTCAGAATTGGGGAGTATTTCCTGGTATGGAAAGCAGTCCTTTCCCGTGGCCAAACTATACCAACGGATCGGAATTATTATCTGGCGGACCTTATGGACCGTGGTCTACCCCAAAGCCAAAGACTAATTACCACCGAACGGGATATCCAAAACCTTCAACTTCAAATTATCACCGAACCGGATATCCAACCAGTAACCCAACAACCGTAAGTGATAGCAGCGCATCGAACAGCTCCGGGAGTGGATACGCTGGGGGTAGTTTGTGGGGTGGTGGCGGAGGTTATGGCGGTGGCGGCGGGGGATATAACCCGTATAACGGCTGGAATTGGAATTTGATCAACTGGAATGTGAGGTAAATTATGGCGACTGGTCCTTCGGCGTGGGATTTAAAACAGGCACGACTAAAAGCAATGCGAATGGCGAGACTGGGGAAGTTACCCGGGTTTGGCGGTGTGGCAAAAGGCGAAGGCGCGATCAACTATACAGTACAGGCAGGGGATAGCTGGGAAAGCATCGCCGGCATGTTTGGAGGAGATCAGCGCAAGGCGTACTGGCTGGCCAATAAAGCAGGGTACAGCCCGTTTGATGTATTACAAGCCGGGACACAAATCAAAGTACCGAACGGGATCAATGGGGACTGGTCGCCCTATATCAATGAGAATTTCTTTACAGGAATTAAATACAACGATTTACAAGAAGGTAATCGGGTGGACGGGTACCGCTTTGAGCGATATGACCCAAAGAACCCGCAAGATCGGCCGTGGACATCAATTGACAGCGATTGGTTAGGAAGTAAATTTGGGGGTGTATTGGCAACCCCAAACTACACCCCGAATTATTGGGCGAACCCGGCCAACGTCGTGTATTGGAATAACTTGATCGATACCCAGGCGATCCCCGGTGATAGCTGGTTGGACGAAAATACCCAGAAATTCATCAAAGATACGTATGCCTATATGGAAATGCGGAACGGGTTCAAACCAAATACAGAATGGGGATATTTACCGGACGGAGACCCGAATTGGGGACAATTGCAGGAAATGCCGGCGCCCCCGGAGATTATCTTTGGAGAGAACGGGCAGGTAGCCAACCCATTGGCGGCGATTCCAGAAGTGGGTTATAACGCGGTAACCAATTGGCAAGACCCGTATTTCGACTGGTCGAAACTGAGCATTGAGCAGAAACAAGCCGTGATCAGAGATCCAAACTTTAATATGCACGATGTCGCAACTTATAACCAGGGAATGATCCTGAGCGATCCTGTATTTGATGAAGTTTGGAAAGAAATGCCTTACTTCCAACAAATCTATCAAAAAAATCTATTTAGTTTATTTTCCAATCCCGCCACCGCTCCAGCAGCGCAAGGGATTGCTGCAGGGGTGATAACTACATCTGTAGCTGGACCGAAAGCTGGCATTATAGCAGCGCTTGCCCCGATGTTATTAGGGTATGGGCAACAATTGGGTGGAAAAGCAGGTGAAACCATGCAAGCACTTGGTATGGCATTAAACAAACCCGCTGAATTAGTAGAACAGAAGGCCGGGCAAGACCAGATTTTACAAAATGTGGCAAAGTATCAAGCGAGTGGAGTAGAAATACCGGCATGGTTGGAACAAATTAGAAAGGGAACCTTTGATAACCTTATTAATGCGCGTGAACAGAATATTCAGCTCGCCGAAGAATTAAAGCCTTACTCTGATGAAGAAATCAAAGAAGCTGCCTGGCTGGCAGGTAAATTAGCTTATGAAACCGGTGAACTGTTCAGAGAGACTGGGGCAGGAGCTTCATACGAACTATTTGTTACTCAATTGGGAGAAACGGAGAATATAAAGGTGCGAGAGGGTTATACCCTCACTGACGCTACTTTGCGATTATTGAAGGGAGAATCTTACGAATCTATAAGAGAAGACTTTATTAGAGAGTATGGCATTACCGGTGTGATCGCTGATTTTGGATTGCAATCAGTATTTGATCCGCTGAATGTAGCCCCGGAGATAGCAGGTAAGGCAAGAGGTAAATACTTCAGTCATGAAACCGTAAAACTTAGCGGAGAGGCAGGGCGGTTGCGGGGATTGGCGGAGGCGGCTGAACGGGCTGGTAATTTGGCGGAGGCTGACCGTTTGCTGGGGCTGGCGAATGATACCCAGGCGAAGGCAAGGGTACAAGAACTGCATGCGACGGCGAACAAGATGGCGCCGACCTTGTTTGGGGAAAATATCTTGCTGTGGAGATCGGAAGCCGGCAGAGCCTTTGAAGGGTTGGCGAAGAGCGCGGACATGGAAACCTTGCGGGCGATGACGCCGAGTGAGCGGAAACTGGCGGGGCTGGACGCTGATTATGGGATCGCAAAACTGAAACCAACGCCGGCGGAGAGCAGCAAGAAAAGTTTCAGGAAAGCCTGGAGCGGATTGTGGGGATTAAACCCGGAAGCGAAAGCGATCATTAATTTCAGAAACGCATCTAATAATATGGGTGTTCTGCTGGACTGGGTAAAAAGCGATGAAATGGTGGGCGCGAATTTAGAACGGGCATTAACCGCACTGGCTGAACGGGATATAAATACGCTAAAGGATATGGGGGCGACCTTTTTGGATAACCCGGAGTTCAACACAGTGCTGGAGAGTGTGCAGGGTTTTCTGCCCAAATTGAAAGAACTGAACGCGAACTTTGAACTGGCAAAAATACCGAGAGAACGATTTATGGCAATGATGGAGATCGTAGGCGGGGATCCGGCAACTTTATTGAAGGGGTTGATCTCCAGTGATCCACGATCGATGTTCAAGGTGGTGGTGGATAAAGCCAGGCAACTGGATACACTGAGCGCCAAAGACTTTGTGGCGAAGGTGGATAGGGGCGAGATCAGCGCTGAGAGCATCGCCAAAGAGATGGGTGTATTTCGGGATGGCAGGGTGGCGTTGTACCCGGAAGAACATAAATACCTGGTAAAAGCCTATTATGGTGAGCATTTTGGGAATTGGGCTAAGAAAGCCTTTGGGATAACCAACGAGGGTGATTTCGCGGGGGTTTTGCGTGGTTTAAAGGGTGCCCAAAGCCTGGCACTGTTGGACATTAACCCGGCTTACATGGTGAATAACTTCATCAATAACCGGGTATTGATGGCTACCCACGGGGTAATGGGATTTACGACTGACGGGCGGATGAACAGCTGGTTCCAAGATTTTGGGGTAACTCCTGAGGGGGTCAGAGAAGGGTATGGCGCCTCGCAATACGACGCCGGGACAGTGAATAAACAAGCCAGTGATGGCTCGCTGGGGGTGAAAGAAGAAATTCCGGTAGATGGACAAAATTTAATCAGAGAAGCGCGACAGGGATCCGGTTTGGGGAGCAAGATTGCTGATTTTGTGGGTAACGCGCGAAAAGTGGGAGTATTTGGGCGGCTAAGCGCCTGGCTGGAAGGCGGGAGCAGCAAGCAGATGTATTACAGCGCGATGAGAAGTTTTTATGGCCGGCGCTGGACGGCTGGGAACGGTTTTAAACGGATGCCGGAATTGTTGCGCAACCGATTAACGGAGCGCGGGATCGATCCGAATATTTTGGAGCGGACGATTGAAGGTTTTGTGAGCGCGAATGAACTGGATAACCTGGTAAAGAACACAACCAACCGGAGCGTTGGGGTGCTGGTGAACAGCGCGGCGGATACGTTGGGAATAGACGCGGGAGAAGCGAGCGCATTACTGGGACACCTGGGGTTGCTGGACGAATTAAAAGACGGGCTGGGGCAGGCGAAGACAGACGCGGAGGTAAAGATTGTATTTGATCAGATCCGGGAGCGGGGAGAGAAATTCGCGGCTGAACGATGGCGGAATGAATTGCTGGACATGGCGAAACACAGTGAGAACAAGACCAAGACGGAGGGGTTGGCCGGGGCGGTAGATGCTTTTGATATGCTGGAGGATCGCTATTTTGAAACAAAAATAGAGAATGATTTGAATTGGGATGAAACCTTTGAACGGCTGGCGGAGACCGCGGACAATTACGATTTGCGGAATGTGATCATTGAAAGCACGAAGAGCAGGGCAAGCCGGCGTTGGGAACAAGCCCAGGACGCGTACATAGCGACGATGAAGGGGATTTTTGACGGGATCAACGTAAGCGGCGCGGACGTGGAGCGAATGCTGGTTTTGATGGGTGAGAAATTTAAAGCCTATCGGACCTTTTTTGGGGAGCGGGATGTGGCCTACGCCGCGTTTTTTAATGACCGGAACGTGAAGATGAGTTACGCCGATTTGGAACGAACCTGGAACAAGGCATGGGTGAACCTGGTTACTGAGAAGATTGGCGGGATTACGAATGAATTTGATGATTTGTTTGTGAAGGTTTTTGGAGAGCATTGGGGCGAAGATGGGGCGAACCTTGCCAGCGCCTGGCGGGGTGATTTACGCACGATTGATGGGGAGTTGCTGAGTATGATGAGCGAGCATCGGGCGAACCTTGCCAACCTGGACCTGCCTACCCGGGCGGCGCGTTGGAAGGAGTTTAAGCCGGCATACCAGGCGAAATGGAAAGAGCGGATACTGAAACGGAACAATGGCGCGAGTACCCTGTATGAGCGAGCGGGAGAAGGCTTAAAAACGGAGACCCCGGCCGGGCAGGCTGAAGCGAGCAAACCGGCGGTGAGTGAGCGAGCGACCCAGGTGACGGAAGCGGTTGAACGCGGAAAAGTTTATCGGGCTGGCAAGGAGCGCCACCGGACGGCGATTTTTGAGTTGGCGAACCACTATGGCATAGCAACGGCGAACATGGATGGAAGCCCACGGCTTGAGGCATGGGATGAGATCATGGCGATTGTGCAAGAGTATGGCGGCGCGAACAGCCCGCAATGGCGGCGGTTGGATGATGTACCGTTGGATGTGGTGGATCGGGCGTTTGACAGCTGGCAGCATACGGGCGCGGATGTACTGACGGGAATTGAAAGCCCTGATTCGGTGGTAAGGCGGATCATGGCGGAAGAATGGGGTGGCGGGGAACCGAAATTGGAGAGTACCCGAAATGAGGTTAATAGCAGAATTGGGGAGATAAAGAAATACGGAAATGGATTGCCGGTAAGAGATGCCTTTAAACAGAAGATGCTGGATATGGGTATAGAAGCGGAGGTGGTTAACGCGAATATGGTGTTGGCGGACGCGCACGCCGAGGTATGGGGACGCGGGCACGGAAGGGACGCGGGGGAATGGTATGAGACCCGGATTGCAGGCATTGAAGCGGGGGGTGTGGATAAAGACGGCCATCGGGGGATGGTTGAACGATTTGAGGATGGCAGAAATTTGATCACGGCGTTTGAAAACGCGGACAAGACCACGGTATTGCACGAACTGGGGCATATCTTCCGCCTGGATTTGGAGGGTGAGGATCTGCGGATTGTGGAAGGCTGGGCTGGGGTTGAAGGCGGGAAGTGGACGATCGCGGCGGAGGAACGCTGGGTGCAAGGGTTGGAAAAGTATATGAGCGAACGCCAGGCACCGGTGGCGGGACTGGAACGGGTGTTTGGAAAATTTAAAAGCTGGGTTGAAAAGGTTTACAGCGGCTTGCGCGGGTATTTGGATTTGAGTTTGAATGAGGAAATGCTGGGGGTATACGACCGGTTGTTTGTGGATGAAAAGAACCCGGCGGTAAAGAGCCGGCAGGAATATTTGAATGAAACCGTGGTGAGCCTGGATGATCCGAACCTGATAAGTAACGAAGCGGGGACCCGTTTGGGAAAATTGAGGGTCGAGATTGAGGGTAAAGAATACAGCGCTACTGTGAAGATCAGAGAAGACGGGATTCGGTTATATAAGGAACTGGTAGAAAGTGGGCCAGAGCGGCAGAACTTTAAAGATCTGAATGAGGCGGTAAACCGGTTTGTGGATGAGGCTTTGAACGAAGCGGGGATTGATTACAACCAGGCGAAGACATTGAGACGGATGGACGCGGACAGTTTGAGCCGGGAGCAGTGGGAATTGGTGGACGCGGCCGGGCTGCTGGAAGAGATTGATCTTGAATTGGGGCGGGTTGGAGAA